GCGGGCGCCTCCGCGGCGCCGGCCGGCGTGTCTGCGGAGGCAGAGGCGGCGCCGGCGCCGGCGTCGCGGATCTGGCGCTCGGCGAGCTCGGCCGGCGCATGGCGGATTCCGACCGCCTCGAGATTGAAGCGAGCCGTCGCGGCCATGCGGACCGGCGCGGCGATCTCGTCGATGAAGCCGACCTCGAGCGCCTCGGCAGCCGAGTACCACGTCTCCGCCGCCATCGCGGCGGCGAGCTCTTCGCGATCGCGGCCCGTCTTGCGCTCGAAGGCGTCAAGCTGCCCGCCGTTCACCACATCGAGCAGATCGGCGAAGCGGCGCATATCGGCGGCGCGGCCGATCATCCCGCCGAACGCCTCATGAATCATGAAGAGTCCGTTGTCGGCCATGAGCACGCGATCGGCGGCGAGCGGAATCACCGCGGCGATCGAGGCGGCGAGATAGTCGATCTGCGCGACGACCTCGGCCGGATGCTCGCGGAGCGCGTTATAGATCGCCATTCCGTCGAAGACGGAGCCGCCCTCGGAGTTGACGCGGACATCGATCCGGTCGACGTCGAGCGTCGCGAGCGCGCGGACGAGCTCTTTCGCGGCGACGCCCTCGCCGAAGAGATCCTCGCCGATGAAGCCATACAGCCAGAGCGTCGCCTTGCGCTCGGCAGCGGCGGCGCGGATCTCGTACCACGGCCGCGAGGCGGCCGGCTTGCGGAGTTGTGCGACATTTCGGCTCATGCGTTTCCCTCGCTCGGTAGGGTAGAGGCCCCGTCACCCGAGGCCGGCAGAAGGCCGGCGGCGACGGCTTGCGGATCGAAAGCGAGGCCGGCGCGCGTGTATGCCTCGGCGATCGGCTCGAGGCGCGCGGCGACGAAGGCGAGCGTTTCCTCGCGCGGGCGTCCCTTATGCCGATCGGCTTCGACTCGGCGCCGGCACGCGGCCATCGCATCGGCGAGCACCGGCTCGAGCGCGGCCAGGGCAGACGGCGCGCCGGCGCGCGCCGGCGCGTGAACGTTGCCCTCTTCGTCGACGATGCCGAGCTCGAGCGGCACGAGCGGCCGATCGAGGCCCGGCCGCGGATTCTTATCGAAGTGAGAGCGCGATTCGTTGCGGTCGATGATGCCGGCGCGGACGAGCAGCGCGTCGCCCTCGGCCCGCGTCTTGTAGTCGCCCCGCAGGAGCCCGTCAAGATTGAATTTGCCGACGCGCTTCGGATCCTGGCGGAAGAACTTGTGCCGAATCACGCCCTCGGTATTGATGCAGATCGGCGAGATCGTGTGCTTCCCGAGCCATAGATCCTGCTGCTCGCTGTTTGTGTACGTCCCGTGCGTGAGATCCTGCACGAGCGCCGGCGGCACTCGGAAGACGGAGCAGATCCGCTGGAGCTCCCATCGCATCGACTCCGTGAGTTGCGCGTCGCGCACACTCATAGGGTTCTGTTTGTACTTGAGGCCGCGATCGAAGATCCGGAGCTCGCCGGCGTGGAGCAGCCCCGACCAGCCCTTGAACTGCTTTCGGAGCGCGTCCATGTCTTCCGGCGTGAGCGCCGCGTCGCGCTCGAGATAGCCGGGAAAGTGTGAGCCGTTGCCGAGCAGCCGCGCGAAGAACTGCTCGCCGCCGAGCTCGACGCCGATCGCCTCGCTTGCGAGATCAATCAGCGAGGCTCCCTCGTAAGGATTGCGGAGCACGGCGCCCTTGAAATGCAGGATCTCGCGCGCCGGGTAGACGTTCGCCGGCGTGATGCCGTCGCCCTGGTACTCATAGACGAGCCGGCCGTTTTCGACGAAGCGCCGCGGCGCCGGCCCCGTCATCGGCCAGACCTCTTCGGCCGTGAAGCCGCGCCAGACAATCCGCGCGTAGGCGTTGCCGTGGACGTCTTCCGTGAGTTGCTTCCAGCGCCAGAACTCGCCTGACGTCATGAGCTCGTTCGGCGCGATCCCGAGCAAGCGATAGGCCCAGTGATTCTCTTCCGGATAGCGCCCGGCGCCCTCGCGGCGAATCACGTCGAACGGCAGCGCGGCGAACGTCTCAGCGCGAACGATGAGACAGGCCAGGACGCTAACGGAGCGGAAAGCGGTTTCGCGAGTGACGCGGATCCCGCTCGCGGCAGTTGTCGCGAAGGCGGAATAGAAGGCTTGAAGCACCGCGTCGTCGCCGATGCTGTAGGACTCGGCTTGATTCTTCACGAACCAGGCCCACGGGTTCAGCTTCACGCGCGCACCCCTTCGGCAGCCTGCAAGGATCCCGCGCCCTAGTCTGTCGCCCGTGTCACCCGAGCGGAATCGTCCAGATCCCGCCCGTCTCGGCAAACGACGGCGCGAACGCTCGCGCTTGCGCCTCGGCGAGATAGACCGCCATCGCGAGCGCGATCGCGGCGTCGATCTTCCGCGCGTCCTCGACCTTCGTCAGCCGCCAGCCGTAGGGAGTCGGCTTCACGCCGGCGTTGAGCACGTGCTCAGTGAGGCTGGCGAGCCCGCCATGCGCGAGACGCCGCTCTTGCAGCACGTCATAGAGCGTCATCGCGGCGGCGCTCATTCGCCGGTTTTCTTGCGGGAACTCTTCGATCGGGAGCCCGAGCTCGTGCTCGAGCTTGAGCATCGAGCGCACGAAGTAGTTGGGATCGCAGGCGATCCGCACGACGTTGAACTCGCGGCAGAGCTCGACGATCTTCGCCTCGACGATCTCATGGTCGATATGCCCGAGCGCCGCGTCGCGCTCCCACACCTGCGCCCAGGCGGACAGCCGGCCGCGATCGTCGCGCTGTACCATGACGAGCGCTGTCGAGTCGCGCGTCCAGGACGCATCAAGCGCGAGGATCGTCGGCGCGTTCGGATCGAAGTCCGGCCGGCCGGCGCAGGCGTGCCACCAGTCCGCCGGATAGGCGCGATTCGTTCCCTTGCTCGGAAAGCGGTTCAGATGCAGCCGCTCGAAGACCGGAAACGGGAGCTTGCCGTATTGCTTCCGCAGCATTGCGAGCGTGACCCACGGTTGCGGATTCGCCCGGCGCCAGACCTTCGGATCGTGCCCGTCTTCGTCGTCGCCGGCGCCGCACCAGTAGACATAGGCGTGCGGATCCTTCGGCGCCGTCTCGAGCAGATCCCACAGCGGCCCGGCGCGCTCTTCGCCCGCCGTCGAGATCGTGACCAAGAGCGGATTCTCGGCACCGATCATGCCCGTGAGCATCGCCTCACGCATTGAGGTGTCTCGGTGGACGTGATACTCGTCGATCACGCATAGCTGAGGATGGAAGCCTTGCGCCGTGTCGGCATCGAACGGCAGGACGCGAAACGTCGCGCCCGTCTCGGGGATCTCGATCACGTTCTTATAGACCCGGCAGACGGAGCGCAGGAACGGATCCCAGCCGACCATCTTCCGCGCCTTGCCGAAGACGATCCCGGCTTGCGCCTTCGTCGTCGCGACGACGTAATACTCGCCGCCGAAGACGGGCTCAGTGAACATGACGGCGAGCGCCAGGCCGGCGGCCGTCTGACTCTTGCCGCCCCACCGCGGCAGCCCGAAGATCGCCTCGCTGTAGACGCGCCGGCCGCGCGCGTCGAGTGTGCCGAACACCGGCCGCACCATGTTCCGCGCCTGCCACGGCCCAAGCTTGAACGGCTGCCCCGCCCAGCGGCCATCAGTGAGCCGCAGATGCTCGGCGAAGAAGAGCTCGACGAGCGCCGCGGCCTGGCGGCCGGATTCGGAGATCTCGCGGACGGTCCGGCGCGCCACTACTCGCCCCGAGCGGCGAGCGTGGCCGCGATCGCGTCGCGATACTCTTTCACCCGCCCCACGCTAGGCCCCCTTCTTCGGCAGTTTCGCGAGCAGGCGCTCGCGGAGCTCGAGCGCCATACTTTGCCCGGCGACTTCCATCAGGCCGGCGCGGATCCGCGCGAGCGGATTCAGCCCGAGGATCTCGGAGAGTTGCCGCATCGTTGCGGCGGCGTCTTTCTGTGCGCGAATGAGCGGGTTCGCCATCGGCCCGCCCATCGGCCCCACGACCAGGACGCCGGCGGCGTGGATCTGCGCGCTCGCGGCCGCGTGCAGATGCACGGCCTCGCAGTAGGCGCGCAAGAGCACGAGATCCGGCGGCCTCAAGTGACGGTTGCCGGCCATCTCGGCGACGCAGGCGCGCCAGACATCGGCGACGTCGGCCGGGAGATCTTCCGGCGGCTCGGTTTCGACGAGCGCGGCGGGAGCGGGCGCGCTCGGCGCCACGGCCGGCGTCTTGCCGGCCTCGGGACGATGCCCCGTCCCGCGCCGCGAGCGATTCGGATCCGGCGGCCGGCCCTTCACTCGAGATCCCCGAACGAGTCAGAGAGCGCCGCGCGCAGCGCCTCGCCGACCTTCGTGCAGCGCCAGGCGAACGCCGGCCGCGC